GCTGAACACACAATAAACAATCAAGCAATCGCATACAAGAGTGAAAAAAGTGGACACATATATACTCTCGGCGGTTGGGCTCTTCTCACGCCTGTTGAAGAAGGTCCTGATCCTGGAGAGCAAAGCGACCTCATCGAAGTGGTCAAGCTTACCGAGTCTCCTGTTCGCAAAGCTCGCGTTGCTTTTGACGCTCCTTGGCTTGAAGAGCTTGGGCTCAGTAGTGGCGATGTTGTGGGCATTAAAAAGAACCGAGACTACGAGATAACTATAGAAGAGGTTAAGTACTTTAGAGTCCGAGCAGAAGATATTCTTTATGTCGAGGAAGAAGTTCACAACGATTGATGCCGCCGAGCGACTGATGAGGTCGATGGAGGCAGCTATCAATAACATGATTGACGAAGTCAAGAAACCTGTTGATCCTGAGATCAACGGTAGCGCACGAAAAGCGGAGCTTCAGTCCATCAAGCAGACGGCCACAGATTGCAAGGAGCTGATCGTTGAGAGACAGCGATTAGAGCAAATGATCAAAGACCTACAAACAAATGGGGGAATCGAAGAAGCCAAAGACTACAGCGGAGGTTTCGCTGAGAGATACTCTAAATGATTGGAAAGAAATCGTGTATCAAAAAAACAAGATAGATTTTAAGTTCTGGGATGAATCCTGGAACGAAGAGTTCGAGGACTGAGTTGTTGGTTTTCGTCAGGCGGCCCTCTACGCATAATGGGCTTATCAACTGGGGCGTAGTTCAGTTGGTTAGAGCGTCTGTCTTATACACAGGAAGTCGCGGGTTCAAGTCCCGCCGCCCCAACAATTTATTATATTTGTACCATGAAGCTCAAGAAGCGAGACTATAAGAAGGAGTACGCGAAGTACGGAAAGGGCGGAAAAGCCAAGAAGTACCGTGCTTTTTTGAACCGAATCAATCGCCGTAAGGGTACATACGGCAACGGTGATGGTCTCGACGAAGCGCACGTCGGCACGTCTGACAGAACCACCCCTCAGCCCGAATCTCAGAACAGAGCAAACAATAGACCTAGGCGAAGACGCAGTAGGTAAGAGCATGCGCTCGTAGCTCAGTTGGATAGAGCATCTGCCTTCTAAGCAGACGGTCCCAGGTTCGAATCCTGGCGGGCGTACTAAATTCAATAAAATGGCTGATTACATTTGTTCCTGCGAGAAGAACCACGAAGAATCCAAAAGTGGTGTCTCCATCAAGTTTGGTAACGACGGTGCCTACCACGACATCAAGTGTCCCTGTGGGAAGTACATGGAGCTGAAGAACCCGAAGTCTGGAGCACCAAGCTTCCGAAGCAATAGGTATGGACAAGTATTCTGATGATCAGGATATTGTCGCAATTTGCCCCCACGGTACGAAAGGAGAAGTTGTTCGGATCGGTGGGTTGGACATTGCACTTCCCGCTCAGCCTCCCAAAAAAGAAATTGCAGGACATGGAAAGCCAGACGACCTGCAGCTGTGGGAGAGAGTTCCTATGCCTAAGGAGCTGTCTAGGATTAAGAGTATGGATGAGTGGGCAGAGATGCCTAGGGAGTTCAGGCAGAAGTTTTCTCCGTATATCGAAGAGGAATTTCGCCGTCGGCGTGAAGGCTTTTGGTTTTACAATGGGGGTGTCCCTACATATATTACGGGTCGGCACTACATGATGCTCCAATGGACTCGGATGGACATAGGTTATCCGAGCTTCCTGTCGTTCCAAAGAGATATTTTCTTACATTTGTCTGCGTGTGAGGCGGACCCCCGATGTATCGGGCAGTTATATACCAAGTGCAGGCGGAGCGGATACACCAACATCTGCTCTGCCGTATTGCTTGACGAAGCCACGCAAGTAAAAGACAAGCTCTTGGGGATACAGTCGAAGACTGGTAAGGACGCCCAAGAGAATATATTCATGAAGAAGGTCGTGCAGATGTTCAGGCACTACCCCTTCTTCTTCAAACCTATTCAGGATGGAACGACCAATCCGCGCATGGAGCTGGCTTTTCGCGAGCCGAGTAAGAGAATCACGAAGAACAATAAGACTACGCAGACGGGCGAGGCTCTTAATACGGTCATAAACTGGAAGAACACTACCAACAACGCTTATGACGGTGAGAAGCTTCACCTCCTGTATCTTGATGAAGCAGGGAAATGGGAAAAACCTACAGACATAAGAGACGCCTGGAGGATTCAACGGACGTGTTTGATCGTCGGGCGAAGAGTCGTCGGAAAAGCAATGGTGGGAAGCACCGTAAATCCGATGGACAAAGGAGGAAAGGAGTACAAGGACCTTTGGAGGGATTCGGACCCAGAGGAAAGGAACGCGAATGGGAGGACCAGGAGCGGCCTATATAGACTCTTCATCCCTGCGTTTGAATCCCTAGAGGGGTTTTTCGATAAGTTCGGTAACCCAGTCGTCAACGACCCAGATAAAGTCATAGAAGGACTTGATGGGGAGGACATCATATTCGGGGCTAAGACCTATCTCAAGAACGAGAGAGAGAGCCTCAAGAGTGACCCCTCTGAGCTTAACGAGGTGACGAGGCAGTTTCCGTTTACGACGGATGAGGCCTTTCGCGACAGCATCGACGGGAGTCTGTTCAACATTGGTAAGATCTATGAGCAGATCCAGTACAATGACGACCTCTTTCCAAACCCTGTAGTCAGAGGCAACTTCGTCTGGAAGGACGGTGTCCAGGACACAAAGGTTGTATTTAAGCCAGACCCTAAGGGTAGGTTCAAGGTTGCTTGGATGCCGCCCGAAGATTTAAGGAACCTCAAGAAAGAAGAAAGAGGTAAACGTATTGCACCTAATGCAGAGCTGGGGGTAGGCGGGGTTGACTCCTACGACCTTGACGCCACCGTCGATGGACGGGGGTCGAAAGGAGCGCTACACCTTTACAACAAGTTTCACATGGAGCACCCATCAAACATGTTTGTAGTGGAGTATGCGTCCCGTCCACCTTTGGCTAAGATCTTCTACGAAGATTGCCTAATGGCTGCAGTGTTTTACGGGTATCCACTGTTAATTGAGAACAACAAGTACGGTATTGCAAGATACTTTGAATCAAGAGGTTACGATGGATATCTAATGGCAAGGCCTCCTCACTTGAGGGCTGCCAACTCAAAGGTTAACGTCAAGACCAAAGGCATCCCGTCAAACTCACAAGATGTAATTCAAGCTCATGCACACGCCATTGAATCATACGTACATGACCATATTGGCATGCACAGAGAGACGGGGGAGTACGGCAAGATGTATTTTAACGATACTCTTGAGGATTGGATTGGCTTCAAGATCAACGACCGTACTAAGTTTGACCTTACGATTAGCTCGGGCCTTGCTCTTCTTGGTGCCCAAAAATCAAAGCCTAAAAAGGAGGCTGTGAACTTTGATGAGAAGAAGTTCTTTAGGAGATACAAGCCAATCGGCTAACAATCAGATTATTTCTATATTTGCAAAAATGCAGAATCTCTGATGTACGGTAATAACAAAAGGCAGAGTAAGAGCTTTCCAGACCCACTAGCCCCTCAAGATGTAAAGCAGGGGGAGAAGTATGGTCTGAAGTACGCCAAAGCCATAGAGGGTCAGTGGGGCAAGATGCAGGATACTGAATCTCTCTACAGAAAGAGAAATAAAGTCTGGGAGAGAAATAGAGATTACGCTAACGGTACTCAAGACACGAATATCTACAAGAGGATTCTTACCTCGATGGACCCTAACGCTGCTGACGGCAGCCTCGTGAATCTTGATTACACGCCAGTACCTATACTCCCAAAGTTTTCTCGAATCGTTGGCAATAAGATTCTATCAAGAAATCCATATCCCAACCTTGAGGCTATCGACCCCATCTCCTCTTCTGAGAAGAACAAGGAGAAGCAGAGAATAAGAACGCAAGTTCAGATCAAGCCAGAGCTTGAGGCCTTGAAACAAGAGACTGGGGGCCTGGTTCTTGATAAAGACCCATCTGAACTCCCAGATACGCTTGAGGAGGCAGAGATTTTTCTGGAAACCAACCTAAAGACAGATGCTGAAATCTCAGCACAGATAGGTACAAATCTCACGCTCTCTTGGAACAATTTCAACGACAGTATCTATAGAAGATGTGTCAATGATCTTGTTGCTCTGGGCATGGCTGTTGTAAAGAGGTCAAACGACCCTAACTATGGGATCAAGACAGAGTACGTTGACCCCTGCACCTTCATCCATAGCTACACTGAAGATCCTGGGCTCAACGACCTTACTTACGCTGGGCACATTAAGAAGATCTCAATACAGGAGCTAAAGCGCTTGGCTGGAGATCAGTTTACAGAAGAGGATTACGCTAAGATGGCTCAGGGGGCTGCTGGTATAAACGGAAACGACTCCAGCAAGCTCAGCCATCAATACTTTGATGAC